CATCAACTAGACAGATATATGTTCCATATTCAAATCCACGGTCCTCACTGAGATACAATTCTATGGGTAAAATTTTACCCACTGAGAAATTATTTAACAACGGTTCAGCATCTTCCAATAGACTGCTATTTCTCACAAAGGTAGGCACAGTCCATTTGGCATCTTCTAAAATAAGAAGAATTCTCTTGGTATTTTTGCTTAGAAACAGTAAACCGGCACGTTGTTGCATCTAGATACTTATCAAGCATTTAGATCAAATCTCCAATATCCGGCAGCGTATTCACCTTCAAACGATCTTAACCATTGTGTGCCATCCCACTTGTATTGCACACCGGTGGTCAAATTAGTAAAATATTGAATAGCAGTAACAGTGGCAGGATCAAAAGTTTCTTGCCACACAGCACCAGTCCATTGAATTATGGAATTGGCCTTGATCACTGTATCGTTGCCTATGAGATCTTTCCAAGCATCTGGGCCATCGTAGGCAGTTGAACCAGAATCAAAGTTGTTCCATCCAGCGTCTTCCACGTGCTGTCCAACATTGGCACTAGGATTGACATCGTCTAATACTAGATATCTTGTGCCTACAGGTATGGCAGCAATACTTCCAAATTTTTCAATAGGACTAAACTTGTAGGGATCAACAATGGCAGTAACGGGTGATATTGTATTGGAAGGTACGGTGTCCATATCGAGATCGATCACTAGATATGTGGGATCAATTTCATTTACTGTAAATGTACCAGTGACTTCGTAGCCACTAGGTTGTGTAAAATGTATTCTACTGGTACCAGTATATCCACCGTGAAGCTCCAAGACCTTATACCAATCTAGTCTTTGTTGATTGCCTTTGTAAAGAGTCTCATCTAGACCCAAGGCTATCACTGCTTCATAGACATTTAACACTGTGAGATCATAGAATCCTGTGGCCTTGTTCAAGATCAGCAATACACCAAATCGATCCACGGTGTTTCGTATTTGAGTGGTTGCACCGTCACCGTCACCGTTAAATATGAGATCTTCTAGATCCAACAGTTGACCTGATTCTCCAAAAACATTCATGATGATGTTTTTAATGATGCCCATTTTCTTGACCTTGGCGGGCGGACTGATCCAGATAGGAGTTTGAAAATCTAGAGTACAGATATCAATATCACTTTCTGTACCTTGAGGAATAGTTCTTGAACTAAAATTTATGCTGCTGAGATCTACCACGCTGATACTGGTCCAGTCAACATAATTGTCTGTGGTTTGAATTTCAAGACTGGGATTAAACAATACTAGAATTTGTTCCAGCAATTGAAGTTTTTGATCTGTGTTACTGGTCCAAATTTCTGCTTTCATAGACAGTTTAAATGGAGTGGGCATGAGTCTTTCCACGGTGTAACCACCGCCTTGTACACCGCCGTATTCTCTTTCACCTGCTGGATTGGTGGTGTACTGCCGTTCTCTCACAGATAGTTTACTAACAAAACTGTAATCACTAATTCTAGAGTTATCTAACTCAAGTCCGCTAATATAACAGGCTATTCTAGGTACCGTTGACAGTTTGTTTTCACTGTTGTCTTTGATCATGCTAGCAACCTGTCTAGTCATATCACCGTACAACACAGGCACGTGTCGCTCTTCAGGAACATCGCCTCCAGTTTTATATTTGAATCCTATAAAGATTCTCATAAACTGGGTGACATATCGTCTTACTTGCGCATCGTAAAAATAATCCATTATTCATCTGCCTCTGGTCTAAGAGCCTTGCTGAGACTCTGTCTTTCTTTCACAGTGTGTCCATCTATTGTGGCTGTATTTGTATTATTGATGAACCCAGCTTTTTGTGTCAGGCGAACATCTTTGCCTTCAAATTGATCGCTCACTCCAACATCACTTGGTCCGAGATTGCTCATGGTCATTCTCACCTTGTCTTCAACTTTGACCCATCTTGATCCGTTGTATCTAAACAACCTATAAGGGAAGTAATCTTTACGTAGACAGAATTGACCATCTGCAGGAGCTATCGGAAAGGCTATACCGGCTGTGAATGGCGCACCGTTTGGAGGAACTCCGCCGCCTACTAGGTATCCGTTATAACCAGATACTTCTGATGATAACAGAGCAGTGGCAGCAGTGGCCCCTACATATACGGGAGTACCATCGGTGTTGTACAAGAGATTGCCGTCTTCATCAGTGGCCTGAGTTTCTAGACTAGCGTCTAATTGACTGGTATCTGCGCTGACTAATACCGGCAATTGATTTTCATCCACTGTCAACGTGTAAAACTGTGTGGTATCCGAGCCGCTTCTCGGAGCATCTGCTTCAGCCTGATCGAGAACTGCCTGAGTGATCTGCATTTCTTTTTCGTAGGTGCTCATTATGTTTCGTAGGCTGTCGGCTAGTTCATAATAGACAGCATTAGGAGGCGCAACTCCGGTAACTTCTTGTAGCACTGTATAATGTTTTCCATCCAGTCCAGTAACAACATCGCCTGGATAGTAGGTCACAGCTGCATTGTATGTGCCAACCATTGCATCTTTGTTGGCAACTTGATCTAGTATTTCTTTGAATTCTTGACTGTCAACCAGTGGTTTACATTTGGCACGATATAGATGCGGATACCAAGTAACTGAAAATCCTTCCGCGGCTCGATTTACTTCCTCAATCACATAGAATCTTTTTAGAGCAAATTGAAAATCATTGAGAGCATGATCGTCTTTGAGATGTGGCAGTTCAATAACATCCCCACTGATCAATTTACGACCTAATTTTTCAATAGTATCGTTGATGTGAAAGGTTATAAAAACTGTGTCGTTTTGTAAAAATAATCCAAACTGACTGAGATTGAAATCTAGATCTTGTAGACTGTACACACCTCGCATTACGTAAATGTCGGGATCGTATTTGCGATCTCTATTTTCTAGGAACAGCAAATCCTGTATCTGTGTAGGATCGCTTGTGTTATACACGGGTAGAGTAGGCGAGGCTGGATTACCTGTAGATCCGGGTCCTAGATATCGATGTATAAAAACATCAGTACCTCCAACCTGGAACATTTCCCAGATATTTTTATCTATAAATTTATAATCATTGCCCTTTTCGGGACGGTAAAGACTTAGTCTTGGCATAGTAGTATATTTACCGCTACGATAAATAACAGTATGAGCCAAATAGACCAATCCAAGCAAGAAGTTTTTAGTTATTGCAAAGCCATGCTGGGCGACGGCATGATTGATGTAGAACTAGATCCCGTACATTACGAAACTGCACTAAACAGAGCATTAGGCGTGTTTCGACAGCGTTCAGACAATGCTGTTGAAGAAAGTTATGCGTTTTTAACACTGAGAGAAAACCAGCAAGAATATATTTTGCCAAAAGAAGTACAACAGGTGCGACAGATATTTCGTAGATCAGTTGGTTCAAGAAGCGGCAACGGCACAGGCGGCACAGTATTTGAGCCATTCAACATGGCCTATACCAACACCTATTTGTTGAGTTCAACAAATATGGGAGGACTACTGACCTACGAATTGTTCAGTGGTTATCAAGAATTAGTGGGCAAGATGTTTGGATCTTTCATCAATTTTACTTGGCAACCGCAGAGTCGCAAGATAATGATTCAACAGCGTCCTAGAGGCGACGAAGAAGTAATGTTATGGGTCTATAACACCAAGCCAGATTTTGCCATCATTGACGATACCTATGCTGGACAATGGATCAAAGATTATAGTTTGGCCAACTGCAAGATGATGCTAGGACAAGCCCGTGAAAAGTTTGCTCAAATTGCTGGACCTCAAGGCGGAAGCAGCCTAAACGGTGCAGCAATGAAAGCAGAAGCCACGGCTGAAATTGAAAAACTCACAGATGATTTGATAAAATTAGTACCAGGCGGCCAGGGATATACTTTTATTATAGGTTGACCGCAGCAATATTCTCCTGTATACTTTATACAGTTGGAGAATATTATGATTATTGGAATTTGCGGTTTTATTGGCTCAGGAAAAGACACAGTTGCAGACTACCTAGTGAATTTTCACGAGTTCCGTAGAGAAAGTTTTGCATCAACTCTTAAAGATGCAGTGGCAGCAGTTTTTGGCTGGGATCGAGTCATGCTCGAAGGCCGTACCAAAGAAGCTAGAGAATGGCGCGAGCAGGTTGATCCATGGTGGGCCGCTAGACTTGATATGCCTACATTGACTCCGAGATGGGTGTTGCAATACTGGGGTACTGAAGTTTGTCGTAAGGCATTCCACGATGATATCTGGATTTCTAGCCTAGAAAACAAACTGCGTAACAGTCGAGATAATATTGTTATTTCAGATTGCAGATTCCCCAATGAAATTGAATCACTAAAACGTGCAGGAGGCAGCATTGTTTGGGTACAAAGAGGCATACTGCCTACCTGGTATGCAGATGCAGTTAGTGCTAATCAAGGCAACAATGTGGGATTGAATGCCATGAAAATGCGCAAGATACACGCCAGCGAGTGGGCTTGGCTAGGTAGTGATTTTGATGTGGTCATTGACAACAACAGTACTATTGATGATCTTTACAGACAGTCAGCCAGTCTAGTAGTCAGCGACAAGATCGCCCTGTCGCCAAGTGATTCCTTCTTTGCCTAGTATTTGAGCACAGTTTGAACACACAGTTTTTAAATTGTTATGACGACAGTTGTCTAGATTGCCGTCCATATGAAATACTTTAAAAACTTCTTTGTGGGCGCAACGAAATCCACATTTGTCGCATTGATTTTTAATTCGATACCCGGAGCGATACCATCTAGGAATACCAAAACCTAGACCATTAGCCATGCAGATTTCGCACAGGCTTCGATAATAGATCTTGTTGTTCTTTTTATAGTTAACAGCACGGGGTCTAGAACCGCATTTACATAAAGGTCTCATATAGTTATTTAAAAGAAGTAAGCCTTTTCAGCCCCTTTGCCATCTTGTATATCCTGGGGTTTTTTTGTGATGGCGCTAAATAATAGTACATTGATTTAACCCTAGGAGACAGTCGAATGGCACTAACATCACCAGGCGTAGAAGTACAAGTAATTGACGAGAGTTTTTATACTCCAGCTGAACCAGGAACGGTTCCGTTAATTGTTGTAGCCACTGCTGAAAACAAAATAAACGGAGCTGGCACAGGCACAGCTTCAGGTACCACTGCAGCCAATGCAGGTAAGGTATTCAAAATGACCAGTCAACGAGAACTTGTTGACACATTTGGTTCACCGTTCTTTGAAAAGACAGTATCGGCTAGTCCTATACACGGTGGCGAAAGAAACGAATACGGTCTACTAGCTGCTTACAGCTTGTTGGGCGTTTCAAATTCTGCATTTATCCTACGTGCAGATATCAACCTAAATGAATTAGAAGGTCAAACAGATGCACCGGGAGCGGATCCAGCTGACGGCAAGTGGTGGGTAGACACACAAACTACTACTTGGGGAATCAACGAATGGAATGGCTTGGCATTAGCAGACAGCGGTCAAAAATTTACTGCTAAAACCCCATTGGTACTCACAGACGCTGATCTTGACAACATCAACAGCAATGCTCCAAAAACATCGGTAGGCACAATAGGTGATTATGCTGTGGTGTTTCAAACAGCCGCAGGCGACGGAACATTTTTAGCTGATGATGAACTGGTAAGAATGTACTACAAGAGTGCAGGCAATGCCACTGCTGGTATCACAGCCGGTACATGGGTACTAGTTGGTAGTCCTAACTGGACAGCTAGTCATCCCACAGCATTCAGTTCTGCAGCAGTGACTGGTACATTATCAGGTACATTGATTATCAATGACGTAAGCATCACAGTGGGTGTTAGTCTTGCTGCCTGTCTTTCCAGCATCAATACTCTAATGAACGGCAGCGGTATCACAGCCACTGTCAGCAACAACAGATTGTATCTATACAGCGACGGTACTTCCACAGCCACAGACGGTGATTCCACTGCGACCGCAGGCGGAACAGGTAGTATTGTTATCAGTGGAACAGCACTGGGTACTGGTACTGGTAAATTGAACATTGTTGCCGGCACATATATGTGCCCAGTACTTGCCCAACAACCACACACCAGCATACCGTTGTTTAAGAGATCAGATTTTGGATCTACTGTAAATGCTCGTCCTACAGGTTCTGTATGGTTAAAAACAACTGAGCCAAACAACGGATCTCGTTGGAGAGTAAAACGTTACAATCAAACTACTGATTCGTGGATGGCTAATGAAGCACCCCTGTATGCAACCCCGCACTCTGCACTATACTTTCTAGATAAA